GAAAACTCAGTTGTTGGGTTTCCATCTTGGTCAACCACATTTGGCTGATTGCGTAGCGAGGACACAATTTGTCCAGCACGAGCAATAACTGCAGGGTTTTCCTTGGCAAGACCTGACCAACGGCGGATGGTGTTCTCCCATGCGTTAAAGAATGGCATGATGAAGCGCATCTTCTCGCCTGCGTAGGACTTGCGGATAATTGTAAAGAGTGTCTTGTTTACTTCTTTGCGTGTTGCCTCAATAGCATCACGGCGAAGCCCGTTAATTTCATCAACAGTTAGTTCTAACTTGTTATCGTTTAAACGCATACGCTTTGTAGCCAATGCGATGTCCATACGCTGTGTCATATCTGAGCGGTAGATTTGACGAGCCAATGGGTGGCGAGCAAGCGTTGTTTCAGGCAGTGAACCTAAGAAGTAAAACGCTCTGTCAACAACCTTTGCTAAACCTTCTTGCCAATTACGAGCCTGTGGGCTGGTAGGCACAATGCGACCAATAATGTCTGGCATCTCTGTAGCCTCAGCAAAATGCTCACGCAACCAAGACTCAGTAATCTCTCCATTACGGAAGGCTTCCTGAACTTGTCTATCTGGTAGGTAGCGATTGTAGGCGCTATACAAGTCACCAACAAAATCTTCTGCATCAATGGATACATCTAGGCGTTCTGAAGCAACCTTGATTCCTGGCACATCAATGTTAAATCTGCGGGCATACTCAACATTATCTGGGTTGCGTAGCCATGCCACGATTTCTTCGGGGCGTGCATTGTTAAGCATTTGCTCAATGATTGGGTCAATACGACCATCTGGGCTACGGAAGAAACTGTTAAGTGAATTTGCGTAACCTGCATAGTAGTCAGGCATTGCAGGTGTAAGAGTTTCCTCAACAAAGTTGCCATGCTCAGCAGCAAATAGTTGTGCAGGATGGTCAACAAATCGGCGGTAAGTTTCTGCGCTGTTTGTGCGGTCAAGTAGGATGCTTCCTAATTCACCAGCAAAAGCATCATCTACTTCTACCTTGGTGCCATCATACAAAGTAAGAATCCTGCGACCTGTGCCTTGAATAGCCTTTGGTGCGCCTAAGCGTTCTTCTTCAACAATTCTTCCGTTTAAACGCTGTAGTAGTGCTTTTAATTCTTTTTGGCGTGTAGCCTGTCCGTCAGCAATTTCACGGACAATAGTTGCTAAGCCTTCGGTTGGGTATTTGCCTCTGCCGATGGATTCGGAGATTTCATTAACGCGCTGTCTAAAATTCTCTGGGCGAGTAACTCTGCGAACGCTCTGCGTTCTTGTGAGTTCATCTGGTTTAACGGCTTTTGTGCCTTTACCCAATGCAAATGCTGCGCTTGCTCCGACATCTCCTGTGCCTTTCGTGTCAATGTACTCAAGGTTTCCTATATCAAAGACACCCTGCTGGTTTCTGTCCTTGCCAATCTTAATGGCTTTCCCACGATTTTCAATTACATTTACGGGGTCGGACTTAATATGAGGAACGCCATCAATATCGTCAATCCAAGTACCAAAATACTGTGCATCGCCAAACTTATCAAAATTAGCCTCAATATGGGCAGCAACAGAATCAACCCAAGCCTGTGGGTTATTCCTTGCATCTTCCAACGAAAACGCATGGGTTGCGCCACGGATAGATACTGCCACGCCTTTTGTAGGTACATCGCCTGATACATTATCAGAGAACTTAAATGTTCCGCCACCTTGAGCCATGGTGCGCTCAATAATCTGTAGGATACGAGCATCCTCAGACAGCAACTGCTGTTGCTTCTTGATTGCTTCTAGGCGCTTGCGAGCCAGAGCCTCTGTTGGTTTACGACCAAAGGCTTCTACCATCTCAGGGTCAACAAGTACTGTGGAGTAACCGTTAGCCTTGTTATCAGGCAAGGTTAGTTTGCCAACACCATTGGCACGCATCCACTCAAGTAGTTGCTGTTCTTTGCCTTCCCAAGCAGCACGATTCTTCCACTGGTTTGCTCCACCAGTGATACCAAGAATCTTCTGTAGTTCAGGGTAATCCTCAAGTCCAAGACGGGCTTGGTTACCACGGAAGGTAACAAGATTTACTGAGCGACCATAAACCTTTTGGCTAAGGGTGATGCCCTCATTGCCAGGTTTGCGAATTCTAAATTCACCATTAAGTAACATTTTTTGTGTTACGGTGTTTGGGTCAATAGTTGTCCAACGACCAGTTGATGGGTTAAGAACCTCAACACTATTACCGTTGTTAACGCTGTTGATAAATCCGTCACGCATATCAGCAGCAATAGTTTCCATTGCTTTGCTTGGCTTGCGTGCTGGCTGCTTGATTAGTTCGCCAGTTTCTCTTGAGCGTAGATTCTTTGGCATTGGATAAGCCCGACCAGAAATACGCTTGTAAATTTCTGAGGCGTTAATGCGAGGCATACCTGCTGTGGCATAACGCTCTGCAATATCTTGACTTGTTGACATTGCTAAGGGGCGAGTTGTGTCTAAGTCATTGATAACTCTTGATGTTCCATGGAATAACCACTCACCAGTTGCATATTGGAAAACATCGGCAACTTCCATGTATTGCTCATCGGTTAGTCTGCCTGAACGATAAGCACGCTCAAAGGCTGCTAGGTGTGCATAAACATCATCTAGCAAGCGCTCGCCTGCAAAAATCTCTGTCTGTAAAGTAGACCATTGCTTGCGCAACTTAACAGAATCCTCACGCAACCCTTGTGCTACAAGTCTGCGGTCTGTTAGGCGCTCAACATCACGGACACGGTTTGTGTACCAAGACTTAAATCCTTCACGGTTTAAGTCACCCAATGCCATAAGTCCATAACCTTTACCAAGGATAGACATACCTGCTTCTGTAAGGTTACGAACTGTATAACCAAGGCGAAGTAGAACAGATGCTTTCCACATGTCATTTAGTACACCAGTTGTGTACTTCCATGAATCTGGGTCAAGAACTTCTGTTTGGCGATTGAGAGTATTGATGAAACCTTTGTTCTTCTCAATAACTCTAAAGTAATTCTGTAGGTCAACCATTGGTAGTGCGTTAGCACCTTGGCGCTCTAGGTAAGGAATCTTCAAAATGACATCATCATCAGTCATCAAGAACTTACGGTCCTTAATCATCTGTCGTGCAGTTTCACGGCGAGCCTTGTACTGGCTCCAAATTACCTGTGCTGCCTCATCGGTTAGTCCAGCCTTCTTGTTTAGTGCAGAAATAGCCAAGTCCTCAAAAGACTCTACAACTCTTGCACGAAGTTCTGGTACTCCACCTGCTCGGATGTAATCCTGTAGGTGGCGGTCAATAATTGGCTGTGCTTCTTCCTTGCCAACTAGACGGCGTAATAGTTCACCGAAAGCAGTTAACTCGTTAAATGAGTCACTATCGTTTAAATTCAAATAACCTGCTGGAGTTTCAGCAAATGCATCGCCAATTTTGCGCATACCGAAGTTGTATACGGCAATGATTGGGTGATACTTAGTTGGTTGAAAAACACCAACCGTTGGAAAATCTGTTGGTTTGTCTACTCCACGAATACGACCAGCACGGCGTTCAGCGCGGTTCATAGCCAATTTTTCAAATACTGGCTTACCAAATGTACGCTTAGTTAAATCAGCCTGACGGTCATTGAAAGTGTTGAGCATACGGAAGTATGGGTCTTTCTCAACAGTCTTAACTAAGTCACTTGCTGCATCTAACTTATTGACATCATCAGTAATGCCGTTAGTTGGAAGATTGTTTAGAATCTTCTCATCGGCTTGGCTTACGCCTTTGAGTTTGTCAAAAACAAAACTTAAATCTCTGCGCTTTTGTACAAGACGAGCCATGGCTTCTGTATCGCGTAGCGCTGTAGCCATGAGTGTATCTGCTACATCATCTACCGTACTTGCCTCACCCAAGAGATACGATAATGTATCTGCATCGTTTGATGCTTCAATCATTGGGTGATTACGGATTGCAACTCTATCCGACTTAGCCATCCAAGAAAGGGTGTTGTAGATTTCTCCACTTTCTTCACGACCCTCGTTAATCATCTTAGATAGAGTCTGTGGCGAAATAATTGTCGTGTTGCGGATACCACGAGGTAAAACAAAATCACGGGCAAGACTTGCTGCATTTGCATCTTTTGCACCGAGTGGGCGCATAACAGTTGCTTTGCGAGCAAGACCTGCTGCCTTACCAATCTTACCTAGCGGGTCTGTTACTGTTGTAAAAAATGTATCGTAAGCACCGCTTACTGTGCGGGCTGACCAGTCAGTTTGAAACACCTTGCGGTCATTAGGATTGAAAATATCAAAGTCTGCGCTGAACTCTGCTTCACCAAGTGTGCCAGGTATGCGTGACTGTAGGTAGGTAAGTGCCTGACCTGGAGAAATCTGGTCACGGTTTTCCCACGATTTCTTAATATCACCTGTGGCTAAAGTTGTTAGCGCTGCAGATAATGGTTCACGAAGGTAACGACCACCAACATTGTATGAAACCATTGCTGTTGGTAGTAAAACTTTTTCAAATGCTGCACCTGCAGTCTTGCGAATTGGGTAAGAAGCACCTAGTACCGTTGAACGGAAGGTGTCACCAGCGATATTAAACGCATCTGACACCCAGTTCTTGTCGTTAGACGACACAGTTGCGATGTCAAATAACAAAGTTGGTAAGCCAATCTCGTTGGCAAATCCATTACCTTGCAGTTTTTTCGCTGCATTACCCAGTATTTCGCTAAAACTCATAGTACGCTTTTTAAGTACCTTACATAGTTACGAAACGAATTAGATGTTTCTGGCAATTCTGCCAATATGGACAAATAAGGTAGTGCTGCACGCATACGGTTTGCATCTTCACCGTTAGCCATTTGGTCTGATGCGTACATTGTTTCTTGACCAAATGCTCCACCTGTGCGAACATCCTCATTAGGGCGCTGTGTTGGCGCATTGAGTGGCACTAAAGGTGTTGCCGAGTCGCCACGAAATGGGCGTTGGCTAGATGGTGATGGTACGCGAGAGAAAGCAGGGTTGCTTCCTTCTAACTTTGCAGCAGTCTGCAAGTCATAGAAGTCCTGTGCATTGTCTATACCTGCTGCAAATCGTGCAGGCTGACCATTAGTACCTGCACCGCCAGTAGCAGACACTTGAAAGTTCTGCTCTTTTGCTTTTGCCATTTTCCCTCCCACTTAAGTTCGGATTTAAATTTAGTTGAGCAGTTTTTAGACTTGCTCAGGTCGTTTAATTACTTGTTGCGTGAACCGCGAGTTCCTGTTGGGTTCTTGCTAAAATATGTCTTGCCACCCTTTGAGGAAGCCTTTTTAGCCATAAGTGGCTTCATTGTGTTTGGCTTTCCTGCTGAACCTTGGTTTGCTGGCTTCTTGCCTGCTTTAATCTTCTTCATCCCTGTCACCTCCCTTACGCTACTGGTAGTCGTCTGACGAGGGAAGCCTGAAGATTAGGTTCACCTCTTTGGGTTAAACTTGCTAAAAGTGACTGAACATCTGGTCTACCGCCTGGAGCAATTTGTCCAGGAGCAACACCAAGCATCCGACCAGTGGCACTAAGACCCTGTGGAAGTTGCCCCTCACCTGGAGGGACCGCACCTGGCTGCCCAAGCATGTCGGGACTTACGATTCCTTCAGGGGTCATCGCACCAGGTGGGGGATTCTCTGGCTGAAACGCCTCTGATACTGCCTGTTCAATAGGCGTACCTTTCTGGCGTTCATTTATGACAGTAGATAACTTGTACAAAATATCTGACGGATTTTGTCCCTGAGAAGCAAGTGCAGGAATTGCTTGTGCATAGGAAGCAATTGCTTGCTTCATTGCATCGCGCAAATCTTCGGTGTCAACCTTTTCTTCTTCCTGTGTTGCATTGAAAGAGAAAGGCATCTGACGGCGTAGGAAGTCACGGGAAATCAATTTATCTCCACGAGCCTGTAGACCAAACACTAACGCACGGTTAGGGTCAAGTCCTGCCATCAAACCATACTGAACATCAACGGTGTAGTCACCGTCAATGTCGCGTGATGGCTTGTATTTGATTGCGTATGGAACTCCATTGCGTGTACCGCGTAGAGTTTTCTCCATATCGCCAAAAACTTTTTCATCAACTTTGAGCGCAAGCCCAATAAGTTCAACAAAAGCACGAGCAAACATTGCATGTGCAGTTTTGATTTGTGTGTCAAATCCACCCATGAGTGCCTGTACGCCACGACCTGTGACGATGGAGGCATCAATGTTTCCTGTGCGTGATTCTGGGTAACGACTTCCTAAACGCAGTTCTCCTTCAAGTACCTGCTGTTGTGCGAAAGCACCTGCTGGTATCTCAATAGGCAATCTGCGAACATCTGAAGGTCGGTCAGTTCTAATAACAGCATCTGGTCCAAAGGCTAACTCATTTACATCTTGAGGGGCTACGAGTGGTGCTTGAACTGCTTTAGTCGCTGCTTCAAGAGATAGAAGCGCATAGCGAGCCTTAGCAACCTGAATTGCAAGAACATCGTCAAATTGACCTCGCGTTTCGCCATCCAAGGATGGTCGCTTAACAACGCGAATAAGACACTCGCCAATCGGATTAGGCGTTCTATCAATAACGATATTGTTTCTTGAAGGGACAAAAAGAATATCTTGGTCTTTGTCATGATAGCGAACAATCTCCAACATTGAATCTGTAGAATCTTTGTCATACAGTAAATGTGCATACTCTGGGTATGCGCTCATCAGTTCAGCCAAAGGCTTCTTGATGCGCTGATACATGCCGTGTACTTTTCCAAATCTGTCAATGATTGGGTAGCATCCATAGGAATCCATAAATCGGATGCGTGGCATGTTGTTCTCTAAATCAACTTCAACCTGAGCAGGTACGAATCCGTAGGATACATAACGGTCAGAGGCTGGAAACATCTGTGTTTGTAAGTCTGAAAAGTCAATAATGCCGTTAACGATTTCTTCTCGTTTGTCAGCCTTCTTGCGTTCTTTGTCAGACACCATAGATGGGGAATTACAGTTAAATGCGGGTAGTGGCGCTATAACTTCAGACAAGTCACGAGCAGAAATATCTACCATGTTTGCAACGATAGGATTCTCAAATGGTCCGTCTGGGAACAAATCTGGGAAAACATCGCGCATGCGACCCTTACGAACAAGAAGTACTTGTTCCATGCGGGTGTCACGGTCAGAGTACAACTGGCGATAACGCTCGTAGTTGTCTTTGATTTCGTCTAGCGAGAGTGGCACACCCACCTCCTGTTCTAATAGATGTCGCTGAGTGTTACGGTGTATTGCTTTGATTTATCGTATGGAGTGTGGAACATATTGATGCTGCTATGAGTGCGTGCAAATGTTCTTGCGTTAGCGACTCTATCTCTGCATCCAAGTTCTGCAAACCAGAAAGCCATCACGGTATCTGTCTTTTGCGCTTTAGGCGCATCTGGATACCAGGTGATAAGTTGTTCAATTAAAGTCTTGATACCTTCTGAGGCATGAGTTGATGGGAACTCAATGAGAGCATTGCCATCTTCCCAACCATGGAATAGTGTCGTCAGGGATGCAACTCCGAAGTTGGTGTCCCATTTGTTTTGACCCGTATGATGTTCTCGTAAAGTTGCACCCCGTGACGAGAGGTATTCCCGCACCTCACGGTCCTGAGTTAACATCGTTTGGAAAGCATTTTTCTCAATACGCCACTCAGAAATTTTGTAGATGTCAGTCCAGTCTTTAATCAGTTCTCTGATTTCATCTGGCTTCATACCGGCCTTGTTGGATACATCCAGTAGATAACGCTTCTGTGTAGAAATGTCTATGGCTAAACAAACGGCTGCTGTGTAACCAGAGCCAGCAGGGTCAAGCCCTGCAATCACAATAAGTCCATCCATGCCGTTATGTCTTAC